AATAGGTTTCTTCCTCTTCATCTGCTTTGCACTCATACCGTTTGGATACGTTTGAGGACTACCAGTTTTTTTTCTTGCTCTTGCCATAATTTAGGTGAACCGACTCAGGTTTGCGCGAGGGTGTGCTTTTTGAACTTTAGACATGACTTCTTTAAAACCGTCATCAGGTTTAGGTTTACCGTACATGTGACCACCGATACCAGCAGACCAGTCTTTATCCCAGTCTGGATTATCTTTTCTCCATTGATCGTAGTCTGTCATTGACATAGAGAGTTCTTTTGACTCTCCCGTCTCTTTATTTTTTACTGGATAAGTAGGCATTAGTCGATCCTCAAAGCGGGTTGAATACAATTACATTCATCTAATTGTTGAGAGCATCCGCAGTCGCCCTCAGGACACCACTCAAGCGCCTGTGAGATGACTGGGAACTGACAGATGAAATGCTGTTGAGCAGCAAGTGCGATCTCTTGGTGCTCCTTCTGGGTGCCATTGGCGGAACGCAGTTGGATGTAATGGATCCAATTACGAAGATTGCCCGTCATGTACATTTTTGTCCCTACGCATAAAGGAAGCACATTTCTTGCACATTCCTTTGCAATACCAGACTCAAGCATATCCTTATACAATTTCATCCCTTCTTCAAAGTGATGTTGCATCAAGATTTCATACTTCTGTCTCAGGAAAGGATCGATATCATCAATACTATTCTGACGATTCTTAGTATCCTGACGACGAAGTTCTGGGATATCAATTTTATCTGCCAACATAGAACTGTCAGCATACCGTTGAGAAAACTCTTGGAATGTGAATGACCTGTGCCTCAGCACTTGAGCTGCGATTGCTCTAGTGGTGTGAATCTCTAGAGTCATAGACGCTTGTTCAAACACAGACCAGTGTCCATGCTTAATACAATACTTCAATAGTCCTGCAATCTTTGGGTTCTCCTGATTAGCAGGATTACTCACACGAGCAATGTATCCAATTGTCTTCTCTGCATCAGGAGTAACAGAGATCAAACATACTTTAGTCATTCTTATCGATAATAATGCGAGTTAACATATACAATCCAAGTGCTTTGAGGTATCCAATGGCAGCGAGTCCAAATATACTTGGCACTAACCAGTTCCATAATAGCATGAAAATGAAAGGTTTGACAACAAATGTTGAAAGCAAGAACGCAAGTGCTTTACTCGCCTCTTGCTTTGCCAATTCTTTTTGCTGCTTTTCTTCTACTGCAGCAGCTTCTTCTGCCTGTTCTACTTCAGCACGTTTGTCAAAATAGATTGTCATTTTCCTTTTTTCGCTTTTGGTGCGTTCGGATCCACCCATAGTTTTGGATTAATTCTCCCTTCTGTTTGTTTAAATTCTAAGAAATCTTTTTTATATAGATCCCAATAGTAATCGAATAATTCTACTACCCCACCTGTCGTTGCCAGGTCATAGGTTGTTGTACCATCAACTAGGTACGAAACTAAGTAACATGAATAAGGTAAAGTGCGATCCTCAGCTTCTTTTGGATCGCATGCTTGCTTCATTATCCTTACACCAGTTTTACTCAAGATCTACCTCCCCACTCAATTGAGGGGAATGCATCTTGAATAACCGTTTTTGTAATGCGCTTATAACTCTCAGTAAGTTTACCATCTTTAACCAAGACAAGAAGTTCTGCCTCTTCAGATGATAGACCCTCTAACAGTTGCACAAACATAGACTCTCTTTTAAGAGAAGGAAGTTTAGCACCACCTTTGAAGAATCTATACAGACCACGATACTCTTGCTCTAGGCGAGTGTGATCTGTACCAACGGGAGCATCGTTGGGTGTATAGGGAACGTCCCCTTCAGGTAGAAGAGAAACAACGCTGTCATCAAAATTGATAATCAATAATTGACGAAGACCAGGTGTGTTATGTTTCCTCAGCAAATCAACTTTTTCTTTTTTTGTTTTAGCATTTGAGACCTTGCGTAAGATCTCACTTATAAGCAACCTAGAGTTGCTATTTTCAATAGATCGTGTAGGCATAATAAACTCCGATTAATTAATCATCATCATCTGATTCAAATTGTGGATCCCAGTATTGAGTGTCGGGTCTGATGTAAATCAGATCATCCATCAACATGTTTCCATTTTCATCAAACATTTCTGGATGTGTTACTGACTTAGCATAGGCAGCGTTTTCGATAAAATCTTCAACGTATCCTTTTGCTAGCCAGGAAACGGTGATTCCTAGAATGAATGCACCGATTGTTACTAAGACTGCTAATGCAATTAGCATGGTTCCCCCTTGGTTTTACAGTGTGCTCTTGGAAACCAACCTCCTATGTATGAACTGTCATTATTTAGAAAGCTTTTTACGTCCTGGTTTCCTGTCTGCCTCATACTTTACAGCATCAGTCAAAATCTTCTCAAGATACTTATGTATCTTTCTTGCTTTAGGTTTTCCCAGAAATCCATATGCTTCACGAACAATCTTATCTCCACCTTTGATGTATGCATCTAAATCAGCACAGGTTAGAGCAACGTTCTTTGCTGAGGTGGAATTGATAAATGTACGAACTTCTCTTCTAGTAGTATTACTATGCTTCAGATACGTGTAGCAATTAAAAAGAAAACAATCCTTTTCAAAAGCAGCATCAATAGCGTTGTCAACAAGTTCGTAAAATTCGTCGTTCATTAGATAAGATTATTTTCTCTTAGGTGTTTGACAGCATCGGTGCATCCACCGATCTTTTTAGAGTCTAACAGAACTTGAGGGAAAGTGCTACCATGCCCAAACTCTTTATAGAAGTCCTGTCGATTGTAATGAACATCTAATTGGTACTCTTCGTATCTATAACCTTTTGCCGAGAGAACCGTTTTGATTTTGTCACAATACGGACACCCAGTCCGTGTATATACTGCAAATTTCATAATTGTTTAAAGAATAAAAAAGGGGACCTAGGTCCCCCAGATTTAACCTATGTAGAACGGTTGATCAGAAGTTGTACTTCACACCCAACTTAGCTCCGTATCCACGGTCAAGATCTTCGTCACCACTACCTACGAAAGAAACTTCACCATAAGCACCAAGGCGCTCGGTAAGTCCCAGACCCAGACCTGCCTTACCAGAAGGAACGGTGTCGCTGTCGCCACCGTCAGGAGTCAGCACGGTAGCACCGCCCTGAACGTAGTAGGAACCGTTTTCACCCACGGCACCTTCGTACCCTACGTGCAGGTCAGTTCCAGCGCCATTATACTCGCTTCCAGTCCAACCAGCATTGGTTTCTACGTTTACGTAGGGACCAGCAAGGGCAGCAGACGGAGCCACGATTGCGGCAGCGGCGGCGAGTGTTGCGATTGCAGATTTGATCATTGAATTAATACCTCGTTTGTTTGCTTGCGGAATGAATACCCGCAGATGATGGATCGGATCGACTTCCGATCGCTTGGTGATATTATAACACATCTTTGAAGAAAAGGGAAGTGTTACAATATTGTAACGTTACGAGGAATATTTATACTTTTCTTATACTCACCTTTGTTCGGTCTGTTTTTTCTCTAAAGAGTCCTTTGCCTGCCTCTTGAGAATCTTCACATATGCTAGTTCTGCATCACTGTAATAGGAAGGATGCTTCTTAGCTCTTTTCAGTATCTTCTTGGCTCCTTTGATAGTATCTTTGAATCTCATTTCGTTTATATTCTTGTAATTGTTTTCTTGATTCTAATAACAACTTTGCGGTTTCATGACGACCCTCATAATAATAGTCAGGGTTGATCTGCACATCAATGAAGTCTGCAGCATCAATCACAGACTCAAACTCTGCATCACCATCACCAAGAATCTCTTTGAGTTCTTGTGGCAAGTCTTCATTTTTAATTTTTGGTAATTCCATGTTAAACGTTTATGTAAGAGTATCCACTAGCAAGTCTAGTGTGCCATATGATATTGCCATCGCCAGCAGTATTCAAATCCAAAGATGATGCAACAACCTTATCAGTATTTCCATTGGCACTTCCGCCAATAGTCACCGAAGCATTACAGTTTGTTCCAACACTATCTTGGAAACAAAGTTTTGTCTTTGATTGTTTGAGTGTAAATCCATATGGATTACCGACGATGGTTGCAGGATATGTTGTACCTGCTGTTACGTTAATGACTGCTAAGGAAGTTCCTGTATTAGCAGCACCTGTAGTGAAAGTATAACCGTTAACACTATAAGATGTCAAGGCATTGTCAGTTGCAATTTCAGTTGAAGATTGATTGACATCTATGATATAGACTTTAGCGTTACAATCGTTCCCATCACTGTCAAAGAAACATAATTTAGTTCCGTTATCTTGTACTGTGAATCCATCGTATCCAGAACCACCAGTAATATTAATATTATAAGTTGTTCCAGCGGTAACACTAACTGTGGCATCATCATCACCACGACTTACTCCATTTGTTTGAGTAAATGATACACCGCTCAACCCTGTCCAAGTTAGATTACCAAGTGCCGACCCAGCAGTTCTAGGATTATCATCCCATTCAAATTCTAATTCAATATCAGCAGTTCCTGAACCAGTAACTACTAGGTTACCATTAGAATCAAATACTGCTGATACCGAAGCATCAGTGTATTGGGGTGTTTCATCCCAGGCATAGTTTAATGTAACTGTGCCTTGTCCTGTTCCTTTAACGACTAAATCACCAGAGTTATTAAACCTGGCACTAATATTTGATACCGTAGATAATTTTGTTAATGTCCAAGCAACACCTCCTGGATTTGTAGACCAGACATCAGGATTGCCCGATGCTGGAGCGTTCGTGACTACAGCTTGAAGGGCATGCCCTCCAGATAATACACTATTTAGCGCATAAGTTGTTACATTTGTGTTAAATCCTGCATGAGTTCCCAAAGCAGTGCCATCGAAACTAATATCTACACTGTTGTCTGCTTGTACAGTTAGTTCATAGTTACCTGTTTCAGTTAGAGATAGATTCCAATTTGCAGTATGTCCAACTCCAGATAACGTATCTTGATTACTTGGATATACAGCATAGGTATTCATAAAATCAGACCATGCAGGGTGAGGACCAGAACGAACCCACAGAATACTATTTGCAGATACACATCCACCACCTTGACAGATTTTTATATACCAACCACCAGGATTTCTTTGCCAATTGTATGCCTCACCAACTGGTACATTATTTGCGTCTGTAAATCCTGCAGCAGAGTTTGTACATCTAACTATGATC